TAAAATTCCAGATTCAGGCGCAAGCTTTAGTAAAGTTGGTGCAGTATTTAACACCACTAACATTATTCTTCCCGACGTCAATAAGTTCTCTGGTGACTTGTTGACTATCGATAATCGATTAAGATTTTCTCCATCTGATCAGCAGATTGTAGTGGTAACAAACTCCATTACATTCTAAGAAACCAGATAAATATATAAATCTAGATTCTCTAGATTGTACAATCAATTCCGTAAGAGAAAAGCATGGCACTAAACTTTAATATTGAACCGTTCTACGACGACTATTCTGAAACTAAAAAGTTTTACAGAATTTTATTCCGTCCAGGTTATGCTGTTCAAGCTCGAGAATTAACTCAGCTTCAGACAATTCTTCAGCAACAGATCAAGCGTCATGGCGACCATATGTTCAAAAATGGTGCTATGATCATTCCTGGTCAAATCTCTTATGATGCTAACACTGCATATGTAAAGCTTAAGGCTTCTACATCTTCTAGCAGTTCAGTACAAACATTCTCGGTTCTTTCCTCTGTAATTGGAAAGACATATCGTGGTCAGACCTCTGGTGTAGAAGCAATCGTATTAACTGCAACTGCGCTTGAAGTTGTCAATAACGTCACAGAAGCTGATACATTATTTGTAAAATATACTCGTGGTTCTGGTACATTTGTTACTGGTGAAATTATTTCCCCAACAGACGGTTCTTCTGGATTAGATCTTCAAGTTGAAGAACTAGGTATTGACGCGAATACTCTTGGACACGGTACAACTGCTACTATCCAAGAAGGTGTATACTACATTAAGAATCACTTTGTTTTTGTTGAAGCACAAACAACTGTTCTTTCAAAGTATAGCTCTAGTGCCAGCGCTAAAGCTGGTCTTCAAGTAAATGAAAGCATTATTTATCCAGAAGAAGATGAAAGTCTTCTAGATAACGCATTGGGTTCTCCAAACTATGCGGCTCCAGGTTCTGCACGTTATAGCATTGAATTGGTTCTTACAAGTAAAGCGTATTCTGTTGCAACTGATAGCCAAGAATTTATCACACTATTGACAATCAAAGATGGTGTAGTTCAATTCCTAGTTGATAAAACTGAATATGCTCAGATTGAAAAGACGCTAGCACGTCGTACATACGATGAATCTGGCGACTATACTGTTCGTGAATTTCCAATTCAGATTCGCGAATACCGCAACAATGATCGTGGTACTTGGGCTAACAACACAACTTATATTAAGGGCGACATCGTTGTAAGCGGCGGCGTAACATACAAGTGTGTAGTTGGATATACATCTGCATCTTCTGGAAGTTTTGCAGTTGGTAGCAACTGGCTTGCAGACACATCTGCTCCATACAATTATGGATTGTATCAGGGTCCAACAACGTCATTGAACGTTGCAAGTGAAATCACTCCGCTAACTACTAAAATTTCTTTAGCAATTGAACCTGGTAAAGCATACGTTCGCGGTTATGAAATTGAAAAGATCGTTACTCAATATTTGACTATTGACAAAGCTCGTGATTTGTCAAATTATGAGACTAAGAGTATTGATACAAGTCCTGGTAACTATATCATTATCAAGTCTGCTAACTATCTTCCAGATATTAACACTGATGTTACATTCTATGACAAGTATGGTTCTGCTGGAACTATACCAAGTGGAGGAAACGTTGTTGCAACTGCGCGTGTTAAACAAATTCAACAACATACTTCAAGTCCTCTAACGTACAAAGTATTCTTATTCAATCTTTCCATTGCTTCAGGCAAAGTATTTAGCCGTGATGCAAAGTTTGTCTATTCCGCAACAGGATCTACTACAGCTACACGCTTCAGTGGAAAAATTGTTCCTACATTGACACAGCTTGCTGGAAGTCTTTCAGCATCTACATCAAGTACTACCATAAGCGGTATTAACACAACTTTTGTTCAAGATGTAAAAGTTGGAGATTATGTTTCCATTGGCGGAAGCGAATACCAAGTTACTACAGTAACTTCTAACAATGCAATCGTAATCGATACTGCAATCACTGTCACAGTTGGAACTAACATCTATCGTGTAGAAGCATTCATTAACGAACCAAGTGCATTGGTTTCTTATTACAGACTACCACAATATGCAGTTAATGATACACAAAATCTAAATTACTATTTCTATAAGAAGTACACTACTTCTAGTTCTGTCACAACTGCAACTATCAGTGAATCTGGTTACGTGTTTGGTGTGAAGACAGATTCTACAAACTATATCGTAGTCGACATTGCAACGGGTAATCACTTGACATATGTAAGTAGTGCACCTACTGCAGGCCAATTCACTTTAAGTGGTGATACTACTTCTTCTGCAACATTCACCTTCGGTGCAGCGGGTACATATATTGTTACATATTGCTTGCACAAAGCAGCTAATGGTTCTACACCACGTCTTAAGACATTAACTAATATTAGTGAAACAGTATCGTTGGTCAATGGTGCTGCAACACTTTCAAAAGCAGACGGTTTTGAATTACTAAGCGTTGTAAGCAGTGGTACTGATATTACATCGCGTTTTAAATTCGATGATGGCCTAAGAAGCTCTCATTATGATTTGTGTAACATCAGTGTTCTTCCAGGACAATCTGCTACAGGTAGTGTTGTAGTAACATACAGCTATTTTAGTCACGCAGGTTCTGGTGACTATTTTGCAATTGATTCCTATACACATTCTACTTCAAATATTTCATACAATGAAATAACACCAGATCGTATCAATTCTGTCGACTTCCGTCCTTTACGTAAGACAGATGGAACATTCTCTGCTGTTATCATTCCAAAGTATGCTGAAGAAACCGATGTAGATTACAACTACTACCTAGGTCGTATTGATAAGCTTTCACTTACAACGACTGGTGAATTCATTATAACACGTGGTATACCTGATGTATATCCATCAGTTCCAGCGTCTCCAAAAGATTCGATGGATCTTTACACATTTAACGTAGAACCATATACGTTTACTGGTTCTACTGCAAGTGTTGTTCCAAATAAGATTGAAAACAAGCGTTACACTATGCGTGATATTGGTCGTCTTGAAAGCCGCATCAATAACCTTGAATATTACACAACATTATCGTTGCTTGAACAAAACACAATCAATAATAAAGCATACGATAACTATGGACTTGAGCGTCCACAGAATGGATTTATCGTTGATGACTTCACTGGTCAGGGCGTCGGAAGTTCTTCTTCATTAGATTGGAGAGCATCTGTTGATTCTAAAGCAGGTGAATTGCGTCCATTCTATAATCAATCACATATTACTCTTTTAGAAGACATCGGCGCTAATTTAAGTCGTGTTGGTCGTAACTATGAAGTTAACGGCGACCTAGCAACTCTTAAGATTGTTTCTACGACTCCATTGGTTTCTCAACCACGTGCTTCTCATGCTGAATCTGTAAACCCATTTAATATTTTCGTATTCAATGGTTTACTTGATATTGTACCTTGGAATGATACATGGTATGAAACACAGCGTCGTCCAGATATCATCATTAACGATACGAGCCAATATGATGCTTTGGTTTCTAAAGCTGAATCTAGTGGTGTTCTGGGAACCGTATACAAATCTTGGAGTATTAACTGGGCTGGAGAGCGTGTAACTGGTACACAACGTTTCGAAGCTGATCGCCGTAGTGGCGATGGCGGTGCAGCACTTGATGCACAGTTTGGCTTGGGCCCTGCTGCAGGTGGTTGGGCACATCGTATTGTTGATACTCAAACATTTGCAAATAATGGAACAAAGACTTATTCTGGTGGTACAAATACATTCATTAAAGCTAACGTAACTGATAAAGTTATTGATGATCGTGTTGTAAGCACTGAACTTATTCCTTACATGCGTGCTCGTAAAGTTCTTTTCCGTGGAGATAGCTTCAAGCCAGAAACAAGAATGTATGCATTCTTCGATGGTATTAATGTTGATAGCTACATTACACCAGCTAAGATCATGGTATTTTTACCATACGGCACAACTGATGTTCCTAAGTTTGCCACAGACGTAAACGTTGGTTCTAATATCAATAACGATAACCGCAAAACAAGTACTGGTAACGTTGCTACTGCATATTCTTATGGTGAAGTACTAAAAGAATTTGTTTCTATCAACGGTGGAACACCTACGGCAACAGGCGTTACATGTATTGTTGTTGGCCAAGAAACATATAACAGCATCAACTACGCATTCATTGATAACATCAAGGGTGGATCTTTAGGTGCTGATTCTGGAACAAACAGCTACTTCTTTGTTGCTGAATTTGATTCTACCCGTCGTATTAAGAAAGTTGGAAACATTACAACTCCAACTACTTTAACAAGCACTCACACTGGTCAATTGTTTGGTACATTTGATATTCCAAACGGAACTGGTATGAGTTTCCGTACAGGCACCCGTGCTCTACGATTCACCGATAACGCTGCAAACGTACGTGCTAATGCTTCTACTTCTGCTGAAGCAACATATACTGCAACAGGTATTCTTGAAACACATGAAAGAACTATTCTTTCTACCAAGACTGCTGAGATCGTAACTGAAAAAGTTCCAGATAAGACAGAAGCAGTTGTGCAAACTGGTACACGCGTTGTATCTGATACTGGATGGTATGATCCATTAGCTCAGACATTCTTGGTTGATATCGATGGCGGCGCATTTATAACTGACGTTGATCTCTTCTTTGCTCAAGTCGATCCAAGTGTTCCAGTTAAAATTCAGATTCGTAACGTAGTTAATGGATATCCAGGTGGAAATATTCTTCCATTCTCGGAAGTTGTTAAGCGTCCATCTGAAGTTACTACAAGTACTAACGCATCAGCTGGAACCAAGTTTAAATTTAGAAGTCCAGTATACTTACAGAATGGTGTTGAATACGCACTAGTTGTTATTTCAGATTCTGCAAAGTATAAGATCTGGCTTGCACAGTGTGGTGAAGTTGCAGTTGATGGCTCTGGTTTAATTTCTAATCAGCCATATGCAGGTGTTCTATTTAAATCACAGAACGCTTCTACATGGACTGCTGATCAGAACCAAGATATGAAGTTCAATATTAACCGTGCTGTATTTGATACCGGAAGCACTGCATCGTTGAACTTAATTAACCAGCACGTTAATAGCGATACATATTACGATTTAGCTCACATTAACGTTAACAAGATTGTTCTTCCAGGAACAAGCGTTGTATCGTTCCTCAATAACGTAGATGCTATTCCAAGTAATAACATTTCTGTTGGGTTAGACGAAGATATTCCATTCAGCCAGCCACAAAAACTTGCAGATTATATTGAAGAAAATGGTAATGCTTCTTTTAGTACTACTCTTCAATTCTCTACAACAAAGGAGAACATTTCTCCAGTTATTGACTTAAGCCGTTGCTCTGCAACTCTAGTTTCTAACGTAATTGATGCTGTTGTTTCTGATAATGAAATATATCCAGAAGTTGGAAGTGCTACTGCTAAGTACGTAACTAAACAAATTAAGTTAAACCAATCTTCTACTCATTTCAGAATGTTATTTGATGCTAATATTCCAAATGATGCATGGCTTGACGTATATTACAAGACTGGTCTTCAGTCAACTGATTTCTCAAGTCAAGAGTATGTAAAACTTCCTGCAAGCGCATTTGTTAAGTCATATACATATACTGAAAACCCTCGTCAATTTTACGAAGTAGAAGCTAAACTTGATACTACAGAATTTGACATCGTTCAAATAAAGATAGTTATGAAGTCAGCGAATTCTTCTAAAGTTCCTAGAGTAAAGGCACTAAGAGTTATTGCATATGCATAATCTTGTTCAGATAGAGAACGACAAAGAGTTGGCTCGAGATATCTCGAGCCATGCTGTCATATCAATGTCTTCAGAAAAAGCTGACAGCTACAGAGCTAGACGAAGAGTAGCAGAACAGCATGCGATGGAAGTAAATCGTCAACAAGAAGAAATTGACAATCTTAAAGACGATATAAAAGAAATAAAAACAATGCTTCAAGCATTATTGCAAAGGTAAGCTATGTCACTAGTTTTTAGAACAGACCAAACTACTCCACTTACAAATGATCAGGTAGATAACAACTTTAAGTATCTACGTGATCAAATTAACTTGAAACACAATATTAGTGATTTCACTTCTGCTAATATTTCTTTAAAATTAAGAACTACCGCTCAAGGTCAAAGTAGTTATGAATTAGCTCAAGCAAATGCAATAAACGCATGGTCCGTACGCGATCTAGAACCTTTCTCAGGAATGCCATTAACAGTTGCAAAAGATTCTCTTGTTGCACGTAATACTTCAGGTGACATCTACGTAGGTACTGTGCATGGTAATTTAAACGGAAATGCTACTACATCTACTACTGCAACTAGTGCTGGTAAATTAACCACTGCAATTAATATTAACGGCGTATCATTTGATGGTAGCGCTTCTATAACTATCGCTGATAGCACGAAGGTTCCACTTGCAGGTGGAACAATGACAGGTAAGCTAAACCTTGTTAATTTGACATATCACTTTGCACCTATCAACCTAGGCGCAGCAATACCAGACGAAAACGCAAAGGTAAACGGTGACCTATGGGTAACTAGTTCTGGTTTATTCTTTCACGTTGGAAATACAACATACCAGAGCGCACCGCTTGCATCTCCTACGTTTACTGGTCTTGTAAAAGCTCCCGGTTACACCGGCGCAGAAGATCAAGTAATTACACTATCGCACTTGGCTAATACTGCAACAACTCTCACTGCAGCTATTAATACTAAAGCTAATATTGATTCTGCTGGTTTGACAGGCGTTCCTACAGCGCCTACAGCTACGGCAGGAACTAATACTACACAATTAGCAACGACTGCATTTGTAAAAGCAGCAGTAGATGCAAAAGCAGTTGACGTAATTGCTGCGGATAAAGCGTACACCGATACATCAGTTATTACTTTAAGTAATAGTATAAATACACTATTGGCTGCAAAAGCAGCATTGGCATCTCCAGTATTTACAGGAACTCCAACAGCTCCGACTGCCGCAGCGGGTAACAATAGTACACAGATTGCAAACACGGCATTTATTACAAATGCATTGACCACAATGCAAGCAAACATTAACGCTGCAGTTGCTGCATTAAATGACGCTATAGCATCTACTCGTCCTGTTCCAGCCGGATCTGTATTTTATATTGCAGGTGTAACAGTTCCATATGGTTATTTTGAAGCTAATGGACAAGTAGTTCTACAATCGACGTATCATGATTTGTGGGTTGCTCTTGGATCACCCGCAACTACTAATGGAGATGCTGTAGGTACTTTCAGAATTCCTGATCTTCGTGGTGAATTTATTCGTGCATGGGATCATGAAAGAGGAATTGATGCGGGCAGAACAATTCGCAGTATTCAAAATTCACAAAACTTAGAACACAACCACGAAATGTTGTGGACATGGTATGATGGCGGTGCTGGACGAGGATTAGTAGATCCTGTAAATCCATATGACGTAAATACATCATCAGAAACAGCGGCGTCTACAGGTAAGACTGGATATGGTACTACATATTCTGGCACTAACGAATCTCGTCCTCGCAACGTTGCTCTAATGCCGATCATCAAATGGTAATAAATAATAAAGATATCTAATTAGGGCTTCACATGGCAAATATTCTTTATAGAGGATCAGCAACACCATCAGCAGTTAATAGTGCTGGCGGTAAAAATGCTGCGCTTACAAACTTAGAAATCGATCAAAACTTTTATTCATTAGAGCGTGATAAACTTGATCGTGTTTTGGGTGGTACCGTTTCAGGAAACGTAACATTCTCTTCTGCTGCTACAGTTCAAATTGATGGTAACTTAATTGTCAACGGCACTACTACAACAATTAATAGTACCACTCTTAGTGTTGATGATATTAACGTAACACTTGGTGATGTTGGAACACCAACAAACGTTACCGCAAACGGAGGCGGTATCACTTTAAGAGGTGCTACAGATAAAACCTTCAACTGGTTGTCTTCTAATTTAGCTTGGAACTCTTCAGAACACTTATCTCTTGCAGCAGGTAAAAACCTTTTAATTTCAGGTGCTACATCTGGTGTTCTTACTGTTGCAGTGCCAGCTGCTGCAGGTACTAATACTGCTACATTCCAAGCAGCTACAGGTACAGTCGCATACACCGCAGATATTAAAGATGGTACTATTACAGTTAACACCGGTAGCGGTCTAACGGGTTCTGGCTCTTTCACTACAAACCAATCTAGTGCTGCTACTATTACATTAAGCCATGCTGATACATCAAGTGTTGCAAACTTATCTTCCGATAACGCCGGCAATACTTTCATCCAAGATATCAGTTTAACATTCGATACATATGGTCACGTAACTGGCGCTAGCGTTGCAACTGGAACTGTTGTAATTGGTGATGGAGCTATGACAGTTACCGCAGGTTCTGGTTTGACAGGTGGTGGTCAACTTGGAACAGCAAACCAATCAGGTGCTTCATCAATTACATTAAGTCACGCTGATACTTCTTCTGTTGCGAATTTAGCTTCTGATAATGCTGGTAACACCTTTATTCAAGACATTAGTTTTACGTTTGACACATATGGTCACGTGACTGCAGCAAGTGTTGCAACTGGAACTGTTGTTGTCGGTGATGCTACACTTACAATTGCAGCTGGTAATGCTATTACACTTGGAAATACTTCTGGTGCTAACACGTTTAGTGCTAATACATCTACTGCTAACACAATTACCGTTAATCACGCTGATACTTCTTCAGTATCTGATGCTGCAAATAGTCAAAACGTATATGTCTCTGGTATCACATTTGACACATATGGTCACGTAACTGGCATTACTCGTAATACAGTTGCTGAGTATGATACTCTTGCAACTGTAACTGGACGTGGTGCAGTTACTAGTACTGCATCTACGTTTTCGGGTGGTGTATTACTCTCAGGATCATCACTAAACCTTCGTAACGGTACTTCAAATAATGGTGCTGGTGGATTACGTGCTAAAATAACTGCAACAGAAACTTCAAGTTCTCCAGCTGGATATAACGTTAGCGGTAGTACTGCTGATGGTACAATGTTCTTAGAAGTAGAGCATGGCGATGTTGGTGGTATTGCTATCGGAGCTGATGGTATTACTATGTACAATAGCGGCGATAGAGGGTATCTATTGCGAATAGTGCAAGAAGATGCTTGGCAATTGAATGGTCCTAATTACATTGCGGGAGACCCTGGAACATCGGTTGGTAGTGGCAGCACTCCTGTCAGATTTTTGTTAACAGCATCTGGTGCACTTAGTATAGGTAGTTCATTTAGTGCAGGATCTAACATCACATCCGGCGGAGATATTACTGCAAACTCAGATATCCGTCTTAAAACAAATGTACAAACTATCGAGAATGCTCTTAATAAGACTTTACAATTACGTGGTGTCACTTTTGATAAAGACGGAAAACATAGTCTAGGTGTAATTGCTCAAGAAGTTCGTGAAATTCTTCCAGAAGTTGTCTTAGAAGCAGCCGACGAAGCTAAGACACTATCTGTTGCGTATGGTAATATGGTAGGCGTTCTTATTGAAGCTATTAAAGAACTAAATGCAAAAGTTGAAGATCTTCAAAATCAACTCGCAAATAAATAAGTAAGAGGTATACAACATGGCGATGACCGCTTACTTAGACATAGATCAGGGCTCTGATTTTACGGTTACTATCGATCTGGAAAACGACGATGGTACTCCAATGAATATTGCTGGAACTCAGATCTATTCACAATTCAGAAAAAGTTATAATTCTACAACGGCTTATCAGTTTACATGCACAATTGTAGACGGTGTAAATGGTAAGTTTACTATGCATTTGCCTGGCATGACATCGAGTAATATCAGACCAGGTCGATACCTATATGATGTAGAAGTGTATAATTCTTCACTTGGAGCTAAGAGTCGAGTTATTGAAGGAATTGTAACTATTAGTCCAGAAATCACTAAAATACCATGAAAGTAAAAGTCAATACGCAAGCTTCTAAAGTTGTATCTGTAAATACACAGGGTACAACTGAAGTCGTTTCTGTTGGTGTACAAGGACCACCGGGTGCATTGTACAACAGTCTTAACAGCGCGGATGATGTTGACGTTTCAGGGCTTGAAGACGGATCAGTATTGGTATATAAAAGTAGCACGCTAAAGTGGAGAGCTACTAGAACTCTAGAACAACAAAATCTAGAGGGCGGACACTACTAAAGGAAAAATAAATGGCATCTATTATTAGAATAAAGCGTTCTGGCACCTCTGGCAATCCGTCAGTTTTAGGTCAAGGCGAATTCGCATATTCGTCTTTACCGAATGATGATATCAACGGCGGTGATAGATTATACATCGGTGTTGGTACAGAAACTGCAGGCAACGCAGCCGACCACGTAGTTGTTGGTGGTAAGTACTTTACGGATCTTCTTGATCATACTCGTGGTACTCTACAACCAAGTTCTGCTCTTATCACCGATTCAAGCAGCAAGATTGATCAATTAAATGTTGACAACTTAAATCTTAATGGTAATACACTTTCATCTACTGATGTAAATGGTAACATCTACATCATGCCTAATGGATCTGGTAGCACACAGATTAAAAATCTTGTCGTAACCGGTGATATTGGAAGTAGTAATTTAACTCAAGGACGTGTTGTATTCGTTGGAGCAAGTAGTGTTCTAGACGATGACAATAGCTTCTTGTGGGATGATACAAACAAGCAGCTTAACATTACTGGTGCTGCAAAAGTTGATTACATCAAGCTTGATGGTAATACAATTTCTACTACGAATGATAATGGTAACCTCATCATTCGTCCAATCACAGTTAACTCTGACACTACTGCATCTCAAGCTGTTGTCAAGATTGATAACGTTCGTGGTTTAGTAATTCCAGTTGGTACATCTGCGCAACGCCCGGCTTCGCCTGATCAAGGTTTGATTCGTTATAACACCACGATCTCTCAGTTTGAAGGTTATAACGGAACAAGTTATATCTCTATCGGTGGTGTTCGCGACGTTGATGGTAATACATACATCGTTCCAGAACTTTCTCCAGGTTCTAACGAAAATACATTGTTCTTCTATACCGATGGTGTTGAGAGAGCTACTCTTTCGACATCCGAGTTCAATGTAAACACAAGCATTACTTCTATCTTCAAGGCTACTACTGCTTCTACTACAACCACAACTGGTGCAGTTCAAGTCGTTGGCGGTGTTGGTATTGGTGGACAACTTAATGTAGGCGGTGCAACTAACAAGTTTACTGCAAGCACTGCTTCTAGTTCTTCAACTACTGGTGCAGTGGTTGTTACAGGTGGTGTTGGTATCGGTGGTAACCTAAACGTTGCAGGTAATACTGCAATCACTGGTACTTTAACTGTTGCTTCTGATGGCGCTCCACAAGCAGTAAGCATCGAAGCTTCTACTCTAAATCTCCAAGCCCAGCAAAATGCTTCTCTTGGTGTAAGTACTAACAGCGCTTCTACTTATACATTGACTATCGATGCCCTCAACTCTGGTGTTGGTGGCGCTAACCTCGATGTTAATGTGGAATCTGACTTTACTCTTGATGCTACATCTGTAAGTATTGATTCTACAGATTCTAGCAACTTGACAATGACTGCAAATAGTTCGTCTACTAAGACGTTAACTATTGATGCTACAAACTCCGGAACAGGTGCCGCAGCTATCGTAATCGGTTCTTCTGACACTGACACAGTTACTGTAAATGCTAATGCAAGCTCTGGTGTAGTTGATGTTAATGCAGCTCAGATCACAGTCGATGTTCCTAACGTAGATGTAAACGCTTCTACAGTTGATATTGTTACAACTGGCGGTGGTGATGGTGTAACGGTTACAACTGGCACAACAAATATTAATTCTAACACTATTAATATCATTGGTAAGAACGGTAGTGCTGATGCAACAGTTAACGTAACTGGTATCTTCAATGCCGATAACCTACGTATTGATGGAAACACAATTTCCACAACTGATGGTTCTAATACTCTTTACCTCGACCCAGCTCCAGTAAACGATGTTGGTGGTACTGTTGTTATCAAGGGTAACCTCCAAGTTGATGGTACTACAACAACCATCAACTCCACTCAAGTAACTATCGATGATCCAATCTTCGTTCTTGGTGGTGATGCTACTCCAGCTTCTGACGATAACTTAGATCGTGGTATTGAATTCCAGTGGCACAATGGTAGTGCCGCTAAACTTGGTTTCTTCGGTTTTGACGATTCTGCAAATGAATTCATCTTCATTCCAGATGCAACCGATACATCAGGCGTAATCAGTGGTACCAATGGTAATGCTGCTCTCGGCAAACTTCGTTTAACAGATACAACTGCTTCTACTACAACTACAACAGGTGCATTCACAGTTGCAGGTGGTGCAGGTATTGCTGGTCAATTGAACGTTGGTGGAGCAACTAACAAGTTTACAGCATCTACAAATTCTACATCCACAACTTCCGGTGCTCTTGTAGTAACAGGCGGTGTTGGTATCGGTCAGACAATGTATATTGGTGACGATATCGTTGGTTCTGGTGCAGGTACACTTGCTTCTCCAGGATCTGTAATCGATGGATTCATGATTGATGGCGGAACTTATTAATTCAACAATAAGTTGATAAATATAGGGAGAGTTCTTACTCTCCCTTTTCTTTTCTCCTTCTTAGGATGTCACAATGTCAAATAAAGTTTTATTAAAGAAGTCCTCGGTTGCAGGACGTGTTCCAACGCCTTCTGATTTAGATTATGGCGAACTTGCGATTAACTATACGGACGGTAAGTTATATTTCAAAACCAGCGGAAATGCTATTTCTAGCTTAGGTGGATCACAAAACTTTACACAGATTGATCGACAATGCTACACCGCATCGGCGGGTCAAACAACATTTTCTATCATATATGCTCCACCATATGTTGACGTGTACGTTAACGGTGTGCACTTAAGTGATGAAGATTATACAGCTTCTTCTGGAAGTACTATCACATTAGTTGAAGCATGTTCAGTTGGAGACCAAGTAGATTTAGTTGGTTTTAGCGGAGGATTAGTTAGTGTTAATCCAAAGTTAAATGGAGACGTACTAGTTTATAACTCTAGTATGAATGTCTGGGATAATCAGACACAAGCTACACTATCCGTTGGCGATTCTGACAAACTTGATGGCCAGCACGGTGCGTATTATTTAGATTGGACAAACACATCAAATAAACCAGATCCAATCATTACAGTTTCATTATCAGGAGATGTAAGTGGTTCTGGCAACGTAACACTTACGGATTTAGCAAGTGGTACTGTTTCTGTTGCTACAACTATTCAACCAAACTCGGTCGCTCTTGGAACTGATACGACTGGAAATTATGTAGCTACAATCGCGGATGCTGGCGGATCAAACATCAGTGTTTCAAATTCCGGAACTGAAACTGCAGCAATCACGCTTGATCTAACAAACACTGGTGTAACGGCTGGATCATATGGATCAGCATCGGCAGTTCCGGTAATCACAGTTGATGCTAAAGGTAGAATTACAGCTGCAAGCACTACAGCTGTTGCGGGTGTTTCAAATGTAAGTTATAATACTTCAACTGGTGTATTACAAATTGATACATCAAATGGAAGTACTTATACAGTAGATCTTGGTATTGGAACTTCTGATAGTCCATCATTTGCATCTTCTGTAGGTTTGAGTGAGCACCGACTTCAATCTGATATAATCACTAAGTCTTCTACTACAGCAGATCAGGTTTTAGTTTCTCTCGATGGTGCTTATTATCGTTCTGCTGAATTCCAAATTCAAGCTCGTGATATCGTGAGTGGTAAACACCACACTGTTACAATTAAAGCACTTCACAATGGCACTAGTGCTGTTCATACTGAATTCGCAGCATTGAATATTGGTGGCGAATGTGCTACATTTAACGTAGATTATTCTGCAGGAAATTTAAGATTGTTATGCACACCTGCTTCAGCAAATCCTACAGTTTTCAAAATATTATCTGCAATTGGTAAATTATAAATATAAAATTCAATAACAATAGGGGATAGTGAACCTATGTCAAGCACAAAATTCATAGCTCGCAACGGGCTAGCAGTAGGTACTACACCTACTGATATCGTTGATTCTACTGGTACGCTTCTCATAAACGCACCAACCTCAACTAAACTCTTAACAGCACGAACCATTTCGTTATCGGGTGATGTTGCCGGTAGTGTATCGTTTGACGGTACTGGAAACGTAGACATATCTACCACAATTCAAGCAAACTCTGTTGCTCTTGGCACTGACACCACGGGTAACTATATGGTCAACGTTGCAGCAGGAACTGGTGTTTCTGTTTCGCATACTCAAGGTGAAGGTTCTACTGCAACGGTTTCTATTGGCCAAGCTGTTGGTACAACCGATAACGTTACATTTAATAACGTAACAGTCAATGGTACACTTACTTCGGATGATATTACTAGTACAAACATTTCTGTTGCGGGTAATGCTACAATCACTGGTAACTTGACAGTAAGTGGAACTACTACAACAGTAAACTCTACAACAATTGCGCTTGCTGATGCTAACTTAGAATTAGCACGTAATGCTACAACTGCTGCTCAGGCAAACGGTGCTGGTATTACAGTCACTGGTCCTACAACTCCTGCTACCATCACATATACATCAGCAGATGATCGTTGGAACTTAAACAAGAACCTCAACGTTACTACAGTTTATGGTGCATTAAGTGGTAATGCTACAACAGCTTCTACTTGGCAAACTGCACGTACATTAAGCTATACTGGTGATGCAACTGGTTCTATGTCGGTTAACGGTGGAGCTGATGTTTCAGCTGCATTAACTCTTGCAAACTCTGGTGTTACTGCAGGATCATATGGATCTAGCACAGCAATTCCAGTATTGACTATTGATGCTAAGGGCCGTGTAACTTCAGCGTCAACATCGGCAATCACTGTTGGAGCTGGCACTCTTGGTGTTTCAATTGGAACTGCTGGTGCAACCAATACTACAGTTACTTGGGGTACTTCAACTGGCTTTAATGCTAATACGTCTTCTAACTATACATATGATTTAAAGGTTGGTCCGGCTCTTACTGCGCTTGCTACACTGATGACAAGTGGAAGTGCTGGATTCATTAAGAGAACTGGTGTTGATACTTATTCTATTGATACTAATACATATCTAACTTCATACACTGAAACTGATACTCTTGCAACTGTAACCGCAAGAGGAAATAGCACATCTACTAATATTGGAAGTACATCTGGTACTGCTCTAGCTTTAGCAACTGCTGGCAACATTGGTACTTGGATAGGTGGAATATCGGATGGTACTTCTGGATGGGCGCTTTCTCAAGCAACTATCGGTTTCAAATCTGATAACAATACATATGCTGCAATTGGTATTGGCACTGCACAAGGTATTCTATATTTTGGAAGAACTACATCTTCAGGCGTTGGCACTATGTCATCTTGGCTTGAAGTCGACAGTGGCGGTATTGCTAATTTTAAGAGAGCTCGTCCTCAGTATAATGGATCTAACCTAGCTCTTGTTAGCGAAATTCCTTCGGTATCAGGTTTTCTTACCGGAACTAAAGTAGATTCTATTACAGCAACTTCTCCAATAGTTGCTTCTGCTTCTACCGGTGCAGTAACATTATCGCATGCATCATCTGGAGTTACAGCTGGAACTTATAATAACGTTACAGTCAATGCACTCGGTCACGTCACTAGTGGATCAAACACAAGTTATCTAACTTCATACACTGAAACTGATACTCTTGCAACTGTAACTGCAAGAGGTGCTACTACTTCGAGTGCAATATTAATTGGACCAAACTCTTCTAGTCGTTATACTCGTTTTGGTGGCAACGGCGGCCAGACAGATGAAGCCACCGTTTCAGCGTCTAACGGCAACTTACACATCGATAGTAAGGCTGGAAACGGTTTATATCTAAATCACTATTCTTCTGGTGATATCATTACTAATAACGCAGGCGGTGTATTTTATAACTACACTAGCGTACGTTCGCCAATATTCTATGACTATAACGACACTACGTATTATTTAGATCCAGCATCATATTCTAGAATTCGTCAGCTTACACTCACAAATGCACGAGTAGATTCATCTAAATTTCCTATCGGACACTATACACCAGGTCAAGAAGTTTTTGCAATTGATCCTACATGGACAGTAGAACAACTTCGTGAATACTTTGGAAGCAATAGTGTTTCGTGGGTTGCAGATTCTACAGCTCCAGGTGGTTATGCAATTTCTATCGCTGGTGCCGTTAACGTAGGAAATAATTCTTATAGTTCTGGATTCCCTTGGATTCCAGTTGAAACAGACGATACATTCTACATGGAGTGTTATGTTAAAGATGTCAGTGGCACGAATACTCATTACATGGGATCTATTGACTTCAATGAAAGCTTTAGTAACTTAGGTGGTAATCCAGGATCTTATGGTTATTGGGCTATGTCAAACCAAGGACCGGGAACTTCTTGGACAAAATTTTCTGGTTATATTAGCGGCTTTGGAACAGCAACTGGTCAGTTTAAAGCCGGCACGAAATATTGGACTCCACAAGCATTGTTCAATTATAGTGGTGGCGGTACAACATATATTTCCGGTTGGAGAGTCTATAGATTAGCAAAGGGTATTGTTGGACGATTCCCAAATAGTACTACGAATAGCGGTGAAGCTTGGTACGGTCGTGCTAATGATAGAAATAGAGGAGCGTTTACAATTCAACTTGGCGGTGGTTCTTCTTCAGGTAGAACATTTGAAGTAGTTGACTATGCATGGTCTTCCGTTATGTTCAGCGTTGATAGTGGAAACTATGCTAGCGCTGCAGGCTCTTTTAGAGCACCGTTATTCTATGATAGCAATAACACTGCTTATTATGCAGATCCAGATGGAAATAGCCAATTTTGGGGATTAAGAATTAGAGGTGATGCAAGTTCTGCAGCTACAGACAACCAGATTACGTTTTGGGGAAGTGGTTCTGCATCTACTACGTCTGCTATAGGTTTTAAATCTAACAGTGCTCCATTCACTAACCCTACTGGAAACGGTGATGGATATAACACGTATTTCACTATGGATACGGACGGCCGCGGCTGGGTGTTCAGAAGAGGTACTGGTGGTACTGATTTCACATCTGCATATACTGCAGGATGGTTATTAAATAACGGCGTTGCGCAATTTAATTCTAGTATGCGCGCTCCGATATTCTATGATTCAAACAATACTAGTTATTACATAGATCCAAACAGTGTTTCTGTAGTTAATGATTTTAGAATTAATGATGGTAACGTTCAATTGCGCTCTGCTAACGTTGGAAGAAATACTAAGTGGAGAGCACTTGAAGGTTCTACTGATGTAGGTATTAGTTTTTATGATGCCAACGATCGTTGGGTCATGCAATTATACGCTAACTATGGATCTAGTGAATATGGTTTCTTAAATGGAAACTGGGCGAGCTGGGACTTGCGTAAGGTTGCTAACGGCAGCCTTTTCATGAATAACAATAATAGTTATTATTTAAGAACAGACAGTGACTCATACATGTATCGTGTTTACGGTGCAGCTGATATACGTTCGCCTATATTCTATGATAATAATGATACTGCATACTATGCAGATCCAAATAGTACCTCATCTTTCAATAAATTGACTATGTCTAACGCTGTTAGTACACAGTCGGGCGGAGGTTTACGAAATGTAATGCCAGGTGGTGGTGCATATGCAACTGGTACATCTTCTGTATCTGGTGCGATTGTTATAACGCTTCCAACAACTAACTATCCAATGGTTAGATTTACTGTTAAGGTTTACACCTATGACGGTCTTTCATTTGATATTTCGTGTGGTGGACATACTAGTAGCGGTACGTGGTATAATACGTTCGCTCATATGAATACACAGAACCGTTCAGCGATGAACGTTAGATTCTGTTATGGTAATGGTGTTACATATGTGTATATTGGTGACTTAGGTTCTAGTTGGTCATATCCACAAGTTTTCATTACAGACGTTCAGGTTGGGTATAGCACATATGGTATAGATCAATGGAATTCTGGATGGAGTATTGGATTTAACACGTCTACTTATAATAACGTATCTGCAACTCACACAGTTTATCCGCCTACAAGTTCTAGTAATAATAGTAATGCAGCATATGCATCTATATTATATGATGCAAATAATACTACATACTATTGTGATCCAGCAGGAAGTACTAGTTTATCTGCAGGAGGTCAAATACGAGCTGCAAACTATGGCTCAGCTGGTACTGCGTTTAGTATGAACTGGCCGCACTCCGGTTGGATAGATATGTGGGGTGCATCTAGTCAGGTGATGAACATTAGTAGTGCATCCGGCTTAGCTGTTAACTTAGTAGTTTCTGGAAATATCACTGCTAACTCTGACATTAGAATTAAGACTGATATCAGAAAAATTGAAAATGCTATTGAAAAAGTTAAGCAGATAAATGGTGTTACATACATTAGAGTAGATAATGAAAGTTTAGGTCGTCAGACTGGTGTCATTGCTCAAGAAGTACTCGAAGTTCTTCCTGAAGCAGTGATCAAATCAGACGAAGATATGTATTCCGTTGCATATGGAAACATGGTTGGTCTATTAATCGAGGCCATTAAAGAACAACAATCGGAAATCGATGAGTTGAAGTCGCTAGTAAAACAATTGCTAGCAAAATAAACGCCACATTTTAGGAGAAAATAAATGGCAGTTACATATACATGGAAGGTTACTTCCGTAAAGACTAAG